CACAGAGGAGGGTCCACCCTCGCAGTAGGGGGGCCCAGTTCGCATTCCAGGTCTCTGCTGGGGGTCTCCTCCCCCAGTGGTGACCGGTGTCCTAGACACTCGGAAAGTGGATTGGGCTGCCTGCAGCGAGATCAAAAGGGAGATGTGGACGGCCTACAGAGCGCCCTTGCAAGGGGCTTTTGTGCCGGTCTGTAACCGTCCGTGTCCGCATAACGAGGTGACCGCGCTTGCAATGCGGTCAATGGGGAGCGTGCCCGCCCAAGTTTTTGGGCCTGTGTCTGCTAGATCTGAGTTCGTTTGGGGCGATCTTACCAAGTTCGCCCGCAGATACAGAGACGGTGCGCTCTCGTGGAGAGCTACTGCCGAGAGTTACTCAGGAACTCTCCGGCGACGTTACTTAGAGGCCGCAAGGTCCCTTGAGGAAGATGGTCTGTCGACGCATCAGGACTGGACCATCAGGGCTTTCCTCAAGACGGAGAAGAATCGGGTGCCAGGCAAAGCCATGAAGCCCAGGCTAATTTACCCCAGATCCCCTCGATATAATCTGGAGGTGGCATCCCGACTAAAACCGTTTGAGCATTGGCTGTGGGGAAGGCTCAACGGCTCCGTTCTAGGTTTCGACGGCTCGAGACTCGTTGCGAAGGGGTTGAACCAGAGGCAGCGCGCCAACCTGATCAGGAAGAAGTTCTCTTCTTTTTCGAGGTGCGTTTGTTTCGAGGCAGATGGCAAGGCGTTCGAGGCCCATGTGGGGCCTTCTGCTTTGAAGAAGGAGCACGCTGTCTATGCTGCAGCGTTTCCCGGCGACAGGAGGCTGGGGTTTCTTCTTTCCAAGCAGTTGGAACTACGTGGCACGACTTCTTGTGGGGCGAAGTTTGGACGTGATGGTGGCCGGGCCAGTGGCGACTTCAACACGGGGATGGGGAATTCCTTGTGTTTTCTCGTTGAGGTTGTTTCTGCGCTACGCACCTTTGCGCTTTCCAAATTCGACGTTCTTGTGGATGGTGACAATGTGCTCGTCTTTTTGGAGGCGGCTGAGTCAGAACCCGTGCTGGGAGGGTTTTCTGACGCCATTCTACAGAGCTGTGGCCACGAGGTGTTGCTCGAGCGTCCTGCTTTCGTGTTGGAGGATGTGAGGTTTGGCGGCTCGGCCCCTGTGTTCTTGGGTGACAGGCACGGGTGGTCCATGGTGCGCGAACACCATCGGGTGATATCGGGTGCGTTTTCTTCACACATTTACCTTAGGGAACCTGTGTTCGCACGCGAGTGGATGGTGGGAGTTTCCATGTGCGAGCTTTCTCAGGCTCGTGGAGTACCGATCTTGCAAGCTTTCTTCACCTCTGCCATCAGGGCCTTGGGACCTGTGAAAAGGGTCCGTGAACATCCGCATAGGGATGCTCTCGCTCTGGGGGCATGGTTTGCAACCGAAGACAGTGCGTTGGAGGTGAGCTTGGAGGCGCGCGTTTCGTTTGAACGCGCTTTTGGGGTCCCGATGGAAGAACAGCGTAGACTTGAGAGGTCTTTCGATGACATGGTGTTTGGTTCTTCCTGGGAGTGCTTGTCTGGCGTGGAGAACGCCGCTGACCTGCAGGACTTCATCGACAAGCTGATTTACAACGGACCGTAGACGAAGCTAGCGCCGTCATGGCGTGGGCGTGGGCGGGTGAGGTG